TGCGCATCACCGGAAGCCCAATCTGGTCTTGGTACAGAACATGCCCGTAGCCGATGGTCCAGATGTAAGCAGGGCACAGGTAGGGCCGGTTCCTGTAGCCCTCGTACCTGTGCATAAGTTCTGCGCCTACCTGGCTCAGTTTCACTTCTTGCTCCACTGCCGGCTGCCGAACCAGAACCCGATGATGCCACCCAGCATCGCCATTTCATCTTCGCTGAAAATAATCGCGGTCACGCGGATCAGGTCATCAACAGTCTGAATGAGGCCGGGATGCTTCCAGACGTAGAGCGTCAGCGCCGCGTTGATTAACACCAGCTCGATGATAAAAATGTAGGTCACCGTCGGCCGCACGGTGCCAACGTAATTCGCCACCCACCGGCTGGCTTTCTCCAGCACCTTTTCGTCGTGTCGCAGCGCCGCCTCGGTCATCTGCGCCTCGGTCTGCATCGCAACCTGCTCGGTGCGGATCTCCTCCATCTTGGCCTGGGCAGCGTAGCCCTGGGCGGCAAGCTGAAGCTCGCGCTCCGTCTGGAGCTGCGCCATTGCAATCTCGTGCTTCTGGTCGGCCTTGTTCTGAAAGAAATCCAACAGCTTGGGCAGGCCGCTGATTAGCAGGCCGCCGAGGGTTGAAAGCAGGCTAAGCATCACTTCTCCAACATGAACGACAGGTTCTGGTGGCGCGGGTAGGTCACCACCCGCGAACCTTCGGGGCACTTGTACTGGATGACGGCCGTCAACGTAGCCTTGCCCGGAGCCACCGGCTCCTTCTTGGACAGGGTCAGCAGGTACGTGAACGTGTCTATCTGATTCCCGGCGGGCCCTGTGAACCTGCTCGTTGACGGGGTCGCGTCATGGACCATCCCCGAAGCGTCCTGCACGGTTGGCGTGAATGACTCAACCGAGCAGTCATCGCGCTTCTTGATCCGCGCCACAGTGACGTTGATGGGGTGCCCGATCTTGGCATCTGGGATATGGAAGTGCTCCGGAGCCCACTCCAGTATCGGCTTCTGAAACCACCCAAACTTGTCCCCCGCCGTGTATCCGCCCACCAGCAACGCAAAACTGGCAGTCACGAACTGGACGACGGGGGTGAGCTTGGGGATTTCCATCTCAGTCCACCTTGTCGCCAGTGTGCATCTTGTGCCAGCGATACAGCAGGAACCCGATCTGCAGCACCAGATAGACCAGCGTGGCCCACAAGATCAGGTCGTTCACCTGGACGCCAGCCACCGTGGCACCGACCACAGTTACCGGCGGCGCGGCCTTGGCGGCTTCGGCGGCGATGTCGGCTTTCTGTTGCATGGTCAAGCTCATGATACCGCAGTTACGTCCAAAGTTGATTTTAGGCTACGCAGTGCGCGGCGGGGTTAGTCGATGAGGGCGTTGGTGGGCTCAGCAAGCGGCGCAAGCGCATTTGCGCCCTGCCGGGAGATTTCGCCAATGGCGGGGGCAATAACCGCGCGAGCGGGAGCCGACCAAGTGCTGGGGCTGGTGACGATGTTCAGCAACTTCTGTCGCTCCGCTGCCGGCAGGCCGTTGAGCAGGTCAAGCATGCTCTGGTTGGACTCGGCGGCTTTGCGCACCATGTCAATGGTTTTCTTGTTGACGCGCTTTTCAACGTCAGCAAGGCGCATGTTGGTCGCTGTGATTGCCGGGCTAAACCAGTTTGGCAAGCGCAACTTGGCGCGATTGGCCTCCATGATTTGCGCAAGCTCTGCCGCGCCGCCGCCTGCCTTTTCTGCCGCCAACTTGTCCATTTCCACGCGCTTGGCGATTTTGTCAAGCGTCGGCATCTCTGCCGCCATCTCCTTGAAGATGCTGTAGCGTCCGGGGCCGAAGATTGCTTCAACGGCCTCCTCTTTGTCGCCGCGCACAAGTTTGACGTAATCCTGCGGATCGCCCTTGAACATGGCCAGCGCCTGCGCCGCCATCTGCTTGCGAGCGATGACGTCCATGCCTTTGCTGTATGTTTTGAGGTACGTCTCCCATTCCGTCCCGCCGGCCTTTTTGATGGCGTCGTCAATCAACGGCCTCAGTCGCTCTAGTACGGCTGCGGTGACTTTGGCGCCGGCCTTGGGGTCGTCCTGTTTGACCACATCCCGCACGCGCTGGGCAATGCCTTCTTTGCGGATGGTGTACAAATCATGCGCGTCAATCGTGCCGCCGCCCTTTTGCGCAAGATCGGCCAAATCCTGCTTCAGCAACGTCATTACCCGCGTCACGTCATTGCTGGCCCGCAGGCCAGGCGTCGTAAGCGCGGAGTCAATAGAATTGACAAGCGGCGAAACATCCAGCGGACGCAGGCCGTAGGACTCCAAGCTACCAATCTGGCGATTGATGAAATCTTGCTCGGCGCGGCGCTGACGGGCAATATCGGCAAAAAGATTGGACGCTTCCTGCTGCTGGGATGCTGCCGCAGCTTGAGTGCGCGCCGCTTGGCGTGCGCTGATGGCAGGAATTTGGCCTGGGGCAACGCGCTGCAGTTGCTGCACGGCCGCCTCCGTACGTTGCGCCGCCTCGGTGCCGGTGCGGCCCGCATCCTGCAGCGCCGACACCATTGACGCCTGCTTCTGCGTCGCCCTCGGCACCAGCGCATTCATCACTCGCTGAGCCTCGTTGGCAGCAGCAAGCTCTGTTTGCATCATCGGCATTGTGCGGGCCGTCAGCTCCGCTCTGCCAGCCTCCGCCGTTTCCCTTGCCGCGGTCGCTGACGTTCCGCCGGCCAGTTGCCCCAGTTGCGCCTGAGACAGTGCCTTTTGCCGGCGAGCGACGTCCGCAGCAAAGTCCGTTGGCTCAAAGGCCAGCAATGCCTGCCACGCTTGCCGTGGTGACCCTGCCGTGGCTTGGGCCGGCGTCATACCGAGTTCGGCCGCTTGCAGCGCAGCGCGGATATTGGCGGCTTCTGGGCCCGCGGCTTGCTGGGCAATACCCACCGCCTTGCGTTCCGGAATGGATCGCAGCAAATCAAGGCCGCGAGCGCCGGCACGCACAACGGAGCCCAATCCGCGGCCGATGATTTCGCCCGTGGCGGCCTCTTCCGTTGCGCCTAACACATCCGGGCGCTGACCTTGCAACAACTCAGCCCCGGCGCGTGCGCCAGTGAAGCCGGCGATTCCGCCCGCCAGTCCGCCTGCGGCCGCCGCCACCGGTCCGGCCGGAGCCAAGGCCGCAGCGCCGCGTAAAGCGCCGCCGGCACTGGCCAGCATCTCTGCCGACGGCTGAGCCACCCGCGCTATGGTCTGAAGGTTTCGTTGCGCTCCTTGCAGAAGTTGCCGGCCAATCGGCACCTCTGCAGCCGGCGGAGCGCGATACGGCCCAGCGCCCGGGATCTGCCCCGGGGGCGCTGCGGGCGCGGTTTGTTGCGGAGCCGCAATCTGGCGAGCATAAGCTGCCAAATCGGAATCCGATAGCGGGCGCTCAGATTCAATGTCGTAGGTCTTGCCGCCAATTTCAAGCGCGTACTTGGGCATTACGGCCTCTCGGTCACAAAGACGCCTGGGGCGATTTCTCGGCGAGCGCCGCCAGTGCGAACTGGCGCAGGCGCTGCGGCTCCCGGGCGCGTTGCGGTCGCCGGTGCCGGCGCCGGTGCTGGTGCTGGCGACTCAGAGCCAGACAACACAAACTGATCTTTGCGCGCCCTCATAATCCGCACAATTTCCATTGCGGCGTCGCGCCTGATTTTGTTCGGGATGTTGGGGTTGGCAATTTGGCCGGCGGCGTCTTTATAAGACTGTGTGTCCTTGTCGGATTGCGGGCCCTCAAACCGAGGAACCATTTTGAGAACCATGTCAGCAATCGGCTGCAGGCGACCAATGGCCACGGCTCCTGGCGTCGCAACACCAACAAATCCCGCGGCGACATCAGTTGCCGCTCCAACGCCGCTTCCAGTTGACTTGTCGATCAGGCCGCCAGGTTTTGCGGCATTTTCCAACTCGCGGATGGTGCGATCAAGTTCGATGATTGTTTGCCCGCGCTGAAATTCCGTTTTTTCGGCAAAAGCTGACGGCCTTGGCGCGGGCTGCCTTGCCTCTACTTGCCGGCGCAACGTTTCCGGATCGGCCCGACCACCGGGAATTGGCTCAAGCGTGCCGTCTGGACGGCGCCTGTAGCCCTGTTGCGTAAGAATGCGGTCGGTTTGGTCGGCGCTCATGCCGGCAGCGGGCGCCGTTCTTGGCACCAGCGCGTTTGCGGCGATTTGTTCTCCCGTTTGGGGATTGACAAGAACATCGCCTCCGCGAAGCACTTGCGGACGAGTCGGCGCCTCCGCTGTCTCGGGCGGCGCCTCAAAACCCTGTCCCGGAACATACACGTTTTTGCCCACGCCAAACGGTTGAGGAGTGACAACATATCGGCCAAGCTCTTTGGCCATGCCAAGCCCTTTTTCCCCGGTCCCAGCAAGCGCCGCCATGCCCTGCGGCGTAAGGTTGCCGGTCATGCCGCCGTACTGCCGGCGAAATTGCTTGTCCTGCAGATCGGCCATTTGCAGCTGGGCGCCCTTCTGCATCAGCGCCTCGTCGCCCGAGTTCATCAGAGCTTGGGCATATTTGCCGAGGTCTTCGTCCTGCATGGCGAGACGCATTTCGTCCAGCGCGGCGCTGCGCCGCATTGCGGCCTGCATCTCTCGCTGCTGCGTCTGCTGTTGCGCCTGCATCTGCCGCATAGCATTGATCGCCGGGGCGATCTTGCCGAGGCTTTCAAGGCGCGTTTCGGGCTGAAACTGCAGCGCAGGTTGCTGTGCCGCCAGCAGCGGGAGTCTGGTGTCAAGCTGCATGGTCAGCCTCCAATCGCAGTGCGGCCAAAGATGTCGCGGAACAACTGGTTCTGTTGCTGCTGGTTGAGGTAGTTGCTGTAAGCATTCAACCCGCCTTGAATGGCGCCCCCGTAAGCCGAGGCCCGACCAATTCTGCCGGCAGCAAGCGCGTTAGCCTCTTGACCCATGACGTTGCCGGCGTTGGTGCTGAACTGCGACGCCGCGTTGCCCAATTGCGTGCCGGTGGTCTGCCCCAGACCCGCAATGTTTGCCAGTCGATTGTAGGCGTTGCCGTACTCGCCCGACGCGTAATCCTGCGCGTACCGCTGGCCCGCCTTCATCGCCCCACCCGACAGCATACTGCCCCGAGCGGACTGCATGCGCTCCAGCGCCTTCATGCCCTCGCCCAGACGGAAGCCGTAGCCGGGGTCCATTTCAAGCGTCTGCTGGGGCTGTGCTGGACCGCCGAGGCCCAGCGCGCCCTCAAGGCGCTTCAACGCCGCAGTGCCGGCAGTGCGGTAGGGTTCGAGCAGGCCCTTCTGGTACTCAAACATTTCGCGTTGCAACGCCAGTGCATTCTGCGCCGCCTGCGACTGTTGCTCAGATGCCGCCTCTGCCGCATTGGCCTGCGTGATGCCGCCCACCACGCTGCCGACGCCGCTGAGGACGGCGCCGCCTGCGGGGCTTTTGATCAGGTTGATGGCTTTGTCAAGGATGGAGCCGCCTGCGCCCGCGCCGGCCGCAACCGCTCCTGCTCCAGCGGCTTCGGCAAGCGTTGCCGGAATACCCGAGCCCGTCAGCCCGCCAGGCACCATGCCCTCCATGATCCCTGCGCCCGTACCAGCCCCCGTTCCGGCGGCGGTGCCACCGCCCGCCACGCCTCCTGCCGCGCCCGCGGCGCTAAGGGCATTTCCACCCGCAGAAGAAAACGACCCGCCACCCATCGCGCCAGCCAAATCAGCAGAGCCTCCAGCAAGATCGGCAATCGTGCCAGTAGACGGCGCAACTGCCCCAACATTGGCGCCCGTTGCGCCAGAAAATGGAGCCATCGGGTCTTGCAGCGTGCTGAATTGAAACGTTGGGGGCGCGCCCGTGACTGCTGTTGACGCAGGAATCGGCTGCAACTGCGACAGCGTGCCGGTCGTCCCCGGCATCGGGCTCATGTTCAGCCTTGGAGTCGTTGCGTAATCCAACTGCAACAGCTCTGTCGGCGTCAAGTTTTGATACGGTCCTGGCGCAAGGGCGTTTGTTGATGCCGCACCCGGTGCCTGCGCCCCTGGCGTTACAACATTGGTAACAGTCCCGTCGCTCAGCGTCGCAAAGTTGGCGATTTCATTTTGCGCAAAACGGCTGCTCTGCCCCAGCACGTCTGGCGACAGGTTGGCCAAGTCCGCTGCCGTCAGCGCGCCCGTTCCGCCGCCCAATAGCGCGTTAACGCCGGCCATCTCGGCCGCCGTTGCGGGAGCGAGTACGCCAGGCGCCATAGCCTCGGCAATGCCGAGAGCGCTGCCGGCGCCTGCCCCGGCTCCGGTTCCAGCGCCGCTCAAAAACGAATTGACCCCCGCGCCTAAGCCCGCCAAGCCAAGGCCGGCGCCGAAGACCTTGATCATCGGCATGATTGCATCGCCGAGATCCGAGCCCTCAATCTTGATGTCTTGCACTTCCCCACTCGGCGTCACCAGCCCGTAGTAGGTGTTGAACGTGCGCTTGTCGGGATGCTTCCACCGAAGGTCGTAGCCGGAAGCGCGGAGGCTGTCGATAGCCGCCTTGGCTTGAGGCGTATATTGCTGCCCAACTTCTTGCGGCATAAAACCGCCGTTTGGGTCGGCCTGCATTTCAATCATGGGCTCATACACTTTTCCCCGGAAGCCCGTTGCCTGCAGAACCTGTTCCCACGGACCCACATATTTCATGGTCTCTGGGTTGCCGTACGCCGGGTCATTAGCCCAGCGAGGGTCGTTGTAAGCCCAGTATTCCGACGAAACGTCAGCCATGATTCACCTCACCCAATCTGCCAGTTGGTGCCATCACTGAACACGGGCACGACGTTCGCCCCGCCGCCGGCCACAATCGAATGGAACGTCGTCGCGTTGGCGTCCGTCACCACAGCACGAGCGCCTGCGCCGGCGGTAGCCGCCGCCGGCAGCGTGGCCACGGTTAGCGTGCCGTGGTTGAAGTACTTTACGCTGAACGTAAGCGTCAGGCCCGGCACGCGCATTGAGGTGACGCTCGCGTTGCCCAGCGTGATTTCGTTGCTGACGCCTGCCGCAGAAACGTCGGCATCGTAGCCCAGCACCAAGTTGTTGCTGCCAGTGGTCAGTGCGTCGCCGGCCTGAAAGCCTAGGGCCACGTTGTTCGCACCAGAGGTCAGCGCCCCCAGTGCCGATGCGCCCACCGCCGTGTTGTTGCTGGTGGTGGCCGCATCCAGCGCAGTCCACCCAACGGCCACGTTGTACGCGCCCGTTACCACCAGCAGCGCCGCATCCTTGCCCACCGCAGTGTTGCCGGTGCCGCTGGTGTTTGCCCCCAGCGCCGAGCGGCCGATGGCCACGGCATCGCTGCCGGTGTACGCATCCAATGACCCGTACCCTACAGCCACGTTGTCCGCGCCTGTAGACGTTAGCAACAACGCATCGCTGCCGACCGCCGTGTTTCCTGCTCCCGTTGTGGTGGCCTGCAGCGCCCGGTAGCCAATCCCGGTGTTGTAGTTTGCCGTGCTAGCCGCGGTCAACGCTTGGTAACCCACTCCAGTGTTGTAGTCCCCGCTGGTGTTGGCATCCAGCGCCTCGGAACCCACGGCAGTGTTCTGAAAGCCGTCAGTGTTGGCGGTCATGGCGTTGTAGCCCACCGCCGTGTTGTTGGAGCCCGTGGTGTTGCTGGCAAGGGCGGCGCCGGTTGGCGGACTTCCAGGTACGCCGCCTACAGCAGTGTTGGTATTGACGCTATTGCCACCACGGTTAACAACGACGCCAACTTCTGTCGCAAGCTCATACGACGCAAAAATGTTGTCGTCGGTTTTGATCGTCACGTTCAGCGACGTCTGAAGCACAAACTTGTACGACGATCCTTCCGTCAGCCAGATCTGTGCCGGAGTTCGGCCTGCGCTGTCCAGCACAATGGGGTTGGCGTTGGCCGTGCCGCCGCTGCTGCTGGTGTACGTGGCAACCTCAGTTGTCGTGCCGGCAGCGTAGGTGTAAATCAGGCCGCCAGAAAGGGGATTGCCGTTGTTGTCGAAGAACTGCGCCCCGGCGCCTGCGTACTGAGAGAGTGAAACGCCCATTGTGGCCTCACTGTTGAACCTGGCTCACCGCCAGCACGATTGCGGGCGCTGCCGGGGCGAACGCCGTCGCAGCGACATTATCCACCGTGATGGCCGTATTGTCGGCAGCAAACATGATTTCGATGTAGTCCCCTGCCGCCAGCGAGAAAAACTCGGCCATCGACATGGCAATATAGCCGTTGTTGATGTTGATCGTTACCAGCCGAGACGTCTTGGCAATGTCCGCGCCGTTCTTGCGGAACCACAGCCACATCGTCTTGGCGCTGCTGCTGCTGCTGCCGATCTGGATGGTGGCGTCAAACTGGTACAGGCCAGACTGCGACACCACGATGCGCGACGTCGGCGACCCAAGACTGAGGCCCTCAGCAATTTCTACGTTGTCAAACGTCAGCGCGTAGGCCGTGTTCACAACTGCCGGCGACTGGTCGCTGGTCTTGGTGAACTCGCCGTAGTGCTTCTGTTGCTCAATCGTTGGCCGCACGAAGATCACGCCGTCAGTGGCGCTTTTGATCAGCACCGCGGCAATCGGGATCACGTTGTCAGGCGCGGTAGGCTTGACGTTGGTAAACCCGCCCGCTACCGCTGGGCTAGCGTACAGGATGTCGCCTACGTTGAACGCGCTGGTGTCCAAGTTGGTCACTGGCCCCCAGACGCTGCACAGGCCCGTGGAGCCGCTGTCGGGGATGGTTTCGTCCAGCACGCCAAGTATGTACAGCGAAGGCGTGGAGCCGTCGGCCAAGTACGCCGCCACGGACAGCAGGTTGGCCGCGCCGACGCCGGCAAAGCCCACCACAGTGCCCTTAGGCAGCGTTGCGCCCGTGGAGTTCTGCACCAGCGTGAACGTCTCTCTGCTGGCCTGGCCAATGCTTTCCTGCAACAGCGAAAAAAACCGGAACCAAGCGCGCGTGGTTAGCGCCCCCTGATCCACCAGTGGGTCGCGGCTGGCCGGAACGCGGGGCAGCGTTTGCATCTCAGGCGCTCGTCGGCGTTGCCGTCAGTTCAGCGCCCATGATGGCGATCTTCACCGGGTCGCTGCCGCTGACCTCGTACACGCGATCCCGCAGCTTGGTGGTCATGCCTAGACGCCGCCAGATGACGCGCTTGCCGTACTCGCCGAGCTTGCCCATGCCGACCCAGTGTTCGTTGCTCCATGTGTGGCCGCCGTCGTCGGACCAGCGAAGCATGACTTGGGGGTCAATGTTTGGAACTCTGACCGCCGTGGCAGACCCAAAAACAAGATCAGAACTGCCAACAGCGGTCGGCTGCCCAAATGTTGCGTATATTGTTCCGCCTGGCGACACAAAAGAGTTTGTTCTTACCCCAGTGTCGGAAGCTGAGTTTGCAAACGAATACAGCCCTGCAGAATTTGGCGAAGTGCCAAATCGAAAAACTGTTGCAGCAGACCCTTGTCTTTGCATCCTAAAAGAAATGCTTACAAGCTCGCCAACTCCGCTTTCAAAGCTCGCGTAAGCGTAGGGCGCAGTTGAAGACAATGCCGTAATTTGCAAATTTTTGCCGTTAATACTTATGGAAGTATCCGGCCCAGCAGTCCACCCCACTGGGCTTGAGAATGGCCCGCCGGGGTTTGATATCAGTTCTACATCAGTTGGTTTTGAAACAAATCCCGCCTCGACATCCAACTGCAGCGTGTGATGCGCCGTGCGCTTCAGCGAGTTCTGTCCCGTAGGCAGCGCGCGCCACGACCTCAGCCACCGCTGCGTGGCTCCGCTGTCGTCGTACACCTCGGGGTCAAACGCATAGACGCTGCCGTTTTCCCAGTCCCCCACCAACACTTCGCCGGCAAAGTTAGCCTGGCAGTTGCTTCGGTGCCGGCGGAACTCTACGCCGTCCCACGCGGCCCGCTCATGCCACGCGCCAGTGGAAACGTCGAACACCCACGTGGCTTGCGCAGTCGGAAACGTCAGCACGTAAAACGAATGCCCATCCTGCTGGTACGAATACCCGATGGCGTCGTTCAGCACGCCATACTGTTGGATCTGCCACTCCACGGCGTGCGTGCTTACGCGCGCCGCGTTGTAGCCGTTGTTGCGGTACACAATGCCGTTGCCGCGGGCGTCAGAGCCCAGCCAGAACACGCTGTTGTCCAGCTTGGCCACAC